CGTCGAGGGTGCGGAAAATGTCGAGCAGTTGGTCTAGCTGGGTGAGTGTGAAGGTGGGGAGTGTGGTGGGGCCGCCCGCCAAGCGGGTCCACGCGCGCCCGGTTTCGTGGTATTCGCCGCCGGTGGGGGCGATCACCGTGTAGCCACCGTTTTCGCGTGTTTCGGCTAGGACGATGCCGTCACGGGTGCGTGCGAGTTTCCGGTTGCCGTGAGTGTTTTCGGGGGTGCGGGCGTAGAAGTGGAAGCCGCCGGAGGGTGAGATTTCCGCCCAGCCGGTGGTGAGCTTGTGGAATAGGTCGGCGGTTTCCGCCCCGCGCTCGCGGCTGGTTTCACGCAGCTCAGGGAGCTTGTTGGCGGCGCGGCCTTCGAGTTCGATCATGATGAGGCCGCCGGAGATTTCGCCGCAGACGGCGGCGAGGCCGTGGGGTTTTTGGGCGAACCATTTATACGCGTCTTCGCGGGTGGCTCGCTGGGTTTGGTAGGTTTTCCACGGGACGGCGGGGCGTTTGCTTCCCCGCTCCGATGCGGGGGTGATGGGGATAATGCTGATGTGGTTTTCTAGGCAGGTGAGGGCTTCGAGATAGGTGGGTTCGTTGTTTGGCATGGTTTCTCCTTATGTAGTTTTTGGGGTTTTGTGATTATAGCCCGCCCGGTTTGGGGTGGGCTATAACCGTGTTGTTACTCTGAAGGAGGTGGGGGTGTGGGTTAGCCGGCGAGGCCCTTTCGGATGCTCGCGATTGTGGCGGCGGGGAGGCCGGTGGCGGTGGCGATCTGCTGGTCGTCGAGGCCGGCGCGGATCAGCTCAATAGGCCCAGCCTGCATAGCCGGCGCCTGTGGCGCGGCAGGCGCGGGGGCTGCGGGTGCGGGCTGTGGTGCGGGTGCCTGCTGGGGTGCGGGAGCCGGGGCCGGCGCGGGTGCCTGCTGAGTGGTTGCCCACGGGTCCACGTCCCGATCAGCAGCCGCGAGCGAACCACGCTGAATACGGTACGTGTACACCTTTTCACGGTAGCGGGCGCGCGTCTGGGGGTTCTGCTTCTGGAGCTCTTCCACGAAGGTCGCCGTGAAAATATTTCCGGTGGCGAAAGCCTCGCTGGCCTTACGCATCCCCTCGGCGCGCATCGCGTCCACGAGGGCCTGCTTCTTGCTTCCCCATGCGGGGATGTAGATGGTGCGGCGCCCGTCGTCGTCCTCGTCATCCCGCTGGTCAGTCTGAATGACGATGACAAATTGCATCTTCGGATCCCCGCTAGGGAAGAAGGCGGGTTCGCCGGTGTTGAAGTCATTCACCTGCTTGTAATCGACGCTCACAACCGCGCCGGTGATCGTGTCGCCCGGGAGGCTGTCGGATGTGAAGGCGGATTTGCTGCCTCCGGCGAGGCCTCGGTCCATTGCGGCGAAAATATCGTCGTTGGGGTTCATTAGTGTTTTCCTTTCGGATCGTGTTTTTTCGGTGGGTTGGTGGGCCGTTAACTTTGTGGGTTATAGGTCCATTTCGATCCCCGCGCCGAGGTTGAGGGTCGGCGCCGGGTGGTCGTCATATTTCGCGCAGTCGAAGCAATTCGGGTCGCGGTCGAGGCCGCTGATCCACGCATCACGCGTTTTGCCGGTCGGGTCCGCCGCGTCGAGTGCTTTGATTGTGCGGGCGAGCTGGGAGGCGCGCTCTAGGGCCGCGAGCGCAATAGTCTCGTCGTATGGCTCGTGCCAAAAATAGCGGTCTTGCCAATTCGCGCTCGCGGCGGGGAGGAAAAGAATACTCACGGTGCGGCATGGGCTTCCGGCCCGCTGCCACCCCCGCGCGTAGAGGTGGGCTTGAATCCGGTACACGTCGCTGGGGCCGTGGGCCTTGTACTTTTTGAGGCTCGCGGCGCCGACAAACTTCCAATCGACGGTTTGGCAGGCCCACAAATCGTATAGGTCTGTGCTTCCGGTGATTTCGAGTCCGTCGATCTCCCCGACGCTTACGGTTTGCTCGGTGAGCCAGCGTTTTTTGTAGCCGCCCGCCGCGTAATCAGGCCGGTCAATATCCGCTTGGTTGAACAAATGTTCAAGCCAAAAGTGGATCGCGGTGCCTTTTGTGGTGGTCCATGGGATTCCGCGTTCGTGCTTTTCCCAGCCGGCGAGGCGGGCCGCGAGGCAGTGCGTGCAGGGGTTGCCGATTTCGCTAGGGCCGATCCGTTTTTGTGCGCTGCGCGGGTGGTTCACAATCGCGTCTTCGATGGTGGCGGCGATTTCAAAGCACGCATCCGCCGCCGTCAAGGCCGGGTGGGGGTGGTCCCACCATTGTCGCATCTCTAGCGTGTCGGCGAGCGTCATGAGAGGCGCACCGTCGGGCTGCCGATGGTGTAGAAGTCGCCTTCCGTGAGCGCGTTCTCACTGAAGGCCTTCTTCACGGCCTTCGTGTCCAGCGTTTGTACGTACAAGTCGGGATACTTGTCGGCGGGGAAGGCTTCGGTGAGTTTGCGGCTGTTGAGCCTGCGGGTGGGGGTGGTGACGGTGATGGTGTGGAGGCCGGCGGGGGTGGTGGTGCCGGCGGGGATGAGGTCGAGGATCGCGGCCGTGAGGGCCTGTTTGCGTTCGGTGAGCTTTTCGAGGTGGGCGTTGATTGTGGTGAGTTCTTCGGCGAGGCTTTCGAGGAGGAGTTCGGTTTCGGGGGTGGTGGGGGGTGTGGTGGTCATTTCTTGGGGTCCTTTCGGGTGGT